TTGTCCCACCGCTTCACCATCTCGGCGGCTTCCTGGGCGCTGGTGGCCTGACCCGACAGTGCATCCTCGATGCCTTCGCTGCTCACCTCGAGGAGCTTGGCTTGGGTGGCGCCGGCCTCGTACTTCTCGCGGATGTCGTCCAAGGGCCCGAGCAGATCCTTGGCGCCACGGGCGGTCTCGGTCCAGGTGTCCCGGATCCGGCGGCCACCGTCCTCGGTGGCGTGTCCGGCGTCCCGGATCGATTCCAGCTTCTTGACGAGCTTGTCGTATGACGCGGTGTCGCCGACGACCGCGGCGAGCTCCTCGATCGAGATCCCGGCAGCCTTGGCCTCGTCGGTGAACTCGGCCAGGTCCTTGACCAGCAGTGCCTTGCCTTGTTCGTTAAGGGCTCCGGTGGCGGCATCGATACCGGCCGCCCACTCCTCCGCAGCCGCGGCGGCGTCCTGGTTCTTGGCGATCCAGCCGCCGAGCAGGGTCACCCCGGCAGTCAGTGCCAGCGTCCACGGATTGAGCACACCCAGCAGTGACCCGAATCCCGCCTTGAACTTGGCGCCCGCCCCTTGGGTCTTCCCGAGTTCGGTCCTCAGGTTCGTCAGCGACTGCCCGATGAGGGTGATCTGGTTGCCGAGGAGCTTCCGGGCGACCACCAGTCCACCGAAGGCGAGGGCGGCCGTCCTGATCGGGCCCGGCAACGACCCGAACGCCTTCCCCAGCCCCAACACGGCCCCGAGCAGCTGGTTGACAGCCGGCAGCAACGCCTGCCCCAGCGTGGTGGCCAGATCAGCGACCGTCTGCTGGAAGTCGGCCATGTTGCCCGACAGGGTGCCTTGACTGTCCGCGATCGACCCGGTGGCGAACGCCCCATCCTCAAGTAGCAGGTTGTAGGTGGCCTGGATCTTCGCGGCGTTGGTCATGTCCTCGCCGGTCTGGATCAGACCCGACGACAACGCCTCTGCCTGCACCTTCGCCGCGGTCAGGGCGACACCGAACCGTTCGAGGGGGTCGAACTCGCCCCGCAGCGCGGACTGCATGGCGATCAGCACCTCGGCCGGGTCCGCGGCGTTGAACGCCGCCAGCTCGGAGGACATGGTGATGAGGTCGGTGGTGAACTTCTCCGAGTCCCCACCGATCGCAGACAGTTGCTTGGCGTAGACCGAGAGGCCGCGGGCAGCGTCGACCGCGGCCGCTTGGGAGAGGTTCAGCGCGTCGCCGTTGTCCTCGATCCAGGTCTGGATGTCGGTGGCGGTCGCCTCCCCGAGGACGCGGGTGAGGCCCCGCATCGCGGTCTCCATGTCGCCGGCCGACTGCACCCCGCGGCGCAGGAAGTCACCGATGGCTAGGCCGGCTGCCACCTTGGCGAAGCTCTTGGCGGACTCTCCGAGCTCGGTCATCCGCCGCTGGGTGCGAACCCCGGTGTCGTTGATGCTCGTCAGGCTCTTGTCGAGCTTCCCCGTCGCGGTCGAGATCCCGGCGAAGTCGCGTTGCAGCTTCTCCGCCCCCACGCTGCGGAACGAGGCTACGAACTCACGCGCCACGCCTCACCGCCGGTTCCACGCCACGTAGACGTCGTCGAGGGCCTGCTGCCACCGCTCCTGGATCTCGCGGTCGTACCGCTCGACGGTGGAGTAGATGAACCGGTCGTTGTCGGGTCCGCGGTAGGGCCCGAACTGGGCGGTGACCCGCCGGTTGACTACGTAGGGGGTGCCCAGCCGGGAGCGGCTGGTGTAGGTGCGGCGTCGTTGGCCGCCGCCGAAGTTGGCGCCGAACCCGATGTCGGAGGCACGGGCCCCGGTGCTCGTGACACGCCTAGCGCCGAACCCGCGGATCGCCGGCAACCGGTCCCGCACCGCCCGGAACGTGCCCGCCACCGCCCTCGCCTGCTCCGTCGACCCGGCCGCCGCCTGGTTCACCCGAGCCGCCACGAACGGCGACACGTTCGTCTGCACCTCATCCCGCACATGAGCGGTGAACTCACGCCCCCACGACCGCATCAACAGCATGGTCGGCTCGACGTTGGTGATCGACACGAACGTGCGACTCGTGGCGGCTCGTGCCATCGCCCCTAGCCTTTCTGCTCGGTGAGGAGCTGGACGGCGGTCTCAATCACCTCCGGCCCCTCGGCCTCCCACACACTGATCGGGATCCCCGTCCGCACCATCAACGCCACCATCAGCCGTCCGACGGAGTCGACGGGATAGGCTCCGCCGTCGCCGGCTCGGAAGGGTCCTCCGGCTCCTCCTGCTCCTCATCCGGGAGCCCCTCAACCCCGGAGCAGACGGCGTCGAACTTCTCCCACGTGTCATGGGAGCCGTTGAGGAGCCCTTGTCGCTTCGCGGCGTGCCATCCGCACCACGACAGCATCGAGATCGACACCGGCTCGGAGATCGAGGACCGCCGGTACTTGAACTCCCACGCCCGCAGATCCCGGCCGTCGAAGGTCACGTCGACGTCGGGATGGTCGTCGACCTCGAGGCGGACCCGCTGCCGAAGACTCATGCCAGAGCGACCTCGGCCGGCGTGCCGATGATGTCCAGCACCTGCTCGAACGCCAACGGCGACCCAGCGGTACCACCGAACGGCACATCCGAGGTCGGCTTACACGTCCCCGACCGGTACTTGATCGACGGCGTCTCCCCCAACGCCACCTCGAAGTCAAGCTCGGCGACCGGGTCCGTGGTGTAGGCGGCGTGGATGATCTCGCAGATCCCATCCACATCGGTCCAGTCCTGGAACCCCGCCAGGTTCAGCTTGTACGCCGGCGACGCGAACGTCTCCGAACCGCAAAACGTCTGGATCTCCTCGGTGCTGGGTTCGTCGGTGATCTCGGCCCGCGACAGCTGGCACTCGAACTGTGCCGCCGAAGCACCCTCCCCCAGCTGCAGCGTGAGGGTGCGGAGCAGTGTTGCCATGGTTCCTCCTTCTAGGCGCGGACCAGGATCCGCAGGTTGTAGCCGGGCAGCTCCTGCCCGCTGATGGTGGCCACCGTCGGCCTGGCATCGAGTGGCTCGATCGCCCAGACCCCGGTGCCGGTGGTGTCGTGATCGGCCAGGGCGTTCCCGACGTCGCGGACCAGCCGGGACAGCTCAGCCTGCGCCTCCCGGTCGTTGTTCCGCGCCACCACGAGCAGCACCGGGAACTCCCACGACGCCCGGCAGAACCCCGGCACCGGATCCTGCCAATCCACCGACGGCTGCCCAATCACCGCCGCCGGCACCCGCGTCGTGTCCGCCACATACGCGTAGACCCGCAGACCGTCGACGTCGGCCAGGGCGGCGGAGAGCACAGCGGCGACGTCGACAGCCTGAACGGAGGTGACAGCCATCAGGCGATCACCTGCCGCCGGTACGGGCCCTCGAGGTGGAGGACGTCGTTGTCGAACGACGGCACCCGCGCGGCCACGAAGTCACCCCCGGCGCCCGACAACCCGACCACACCCTCCGGGCTGTTGCGCCGCGCAGCGAGCCGTTGGGTGCGCAGGAACACCGCCTCCCGCAGATCCTTGGTGAACCCACACCGGCGGTACCGATCCGACGGGTAACGCACCACGTTGGCTTGCGCGGCCAGGGCGGCGTCGAGGGACTCCTGCAGAACGACGTCGTCCTGGTCGTCGGCCTCCTCCAGGCCGAGCCAGGCTTTGACGTCGTCCAGCGTCGGAGTCCCCTCGAGCGCCGTCATGTCAGGCTCCGGCCGCGCACTCCACCAGCGCCGCCGGCCGCACCACCGCGGTCAGCGAACGCCGCTCGGCGAGCAGCGTGAACACGTTCGACAGGAACGTGTCCGCATGGGAGTCGGTGATGAACAGGCTGATCGCGGACCGGAAGTAGTGCTCCACCCCGGCCTTGAAGTCCCCGACGGTGGCGGTACCGGCCGGCTGGCTGGTGGCCGCGATCGGGGCGAGGCCCCAGAACGACTGGCCGATGGCCGGGCCCAGGAGCGTCGCACCCATCACCACGACATCGAGCTCTGCCCAGTCGGCCGGGTTGAGCACCACCGCGTTGGGGGTGTACCCGGCGGCCTGGACGGTGCCGATGCCGACCCGGATCGCCGACAGCAGATCGGCGCCCTCGGCGGTCGGCAGCGTGGCGGCCACCAGTGCGGCGGCGGCGTGCTCCTCCTCCTCGCGGGCGATCTCGCGGCGCAGCTCCCCGTCGATCTTGGAGCGGACCGCCGGCATGTCCTCGATGAGCTGACGGGTGAGCTGGGTGTAAACCGCGATCATCTCGAGGGTGGCCGGGGTGACGGTCGGCGCGTACTCGACCGGCGGCTTCGCGGAACCCTCAGTGACCGTCGCGGCCCCACCGGACGTCTTGGCCCATGCCACGTACTCGACGGCGTTCCCGGACACCTCCACCGACATGCACGCGTCGAGCAGCGGCGTGGGCGCCGCCGGCGCCGACGTGTCGACCTGCAGGATGGTGCCTCGCAGGCCAGCGGTCACCATCTCACCGAGGGTGATCGGCAGCGCCCGCTCCTGAGTCATGTTGACCTCGAACTTCGCGGACCTGCCGTTGCGGCCGTAGTTCAGGAACGCATCGGAGCGGATGAACTGCTCACCCCATGACTCCCGGGTCTGCACCCCGGTCTGGGTCTGCTGCCGCTCCTCGGTCTGCCGCTGGCTGGCCTTGGCCATTCGCCCGTCCAGGGCGTCCGCGGCCTCCCGGGCGGTCATCAGGTTGACCAGCTGCTCGATCTGCCCATCGAGGGCGGTCGCCCGGTCCTGGAGTGCCTTGTAGGCGTCGGACTCCTTGTCGAAGTCCTCCTGCGAAGCCATCGCAATGGCCGCGTCACGAGACTGGTCACGCTCCGAGCGGAGCTTGTCAAGCACAACGGTCTGAGACATGAGAACGCCTCCTCAAGGGCGTCGTCATCTACGACGCGGAGGAGGCGAGGAGCCAAATGGGGTGGAGCTCGCACCACCAGGCGATGGCCACCAGCAGAGGCGTAGCACCGTAACCGCTGGCTCGCAGACTACGCCCCACCGGCCTCAGTGGGTCAAGGCCCGCAGCCGGGCGATCTCCGCCTCACGGACTCGGTCGGCCTGCATGTCCCGCACCGACGCCACGAATGCATGCTCGGCGTACGCGCCGTGCGGCACCAACGCCACCCCCAGCAGCACCGCCCGGGTGTGCCGGATGTGCAACCCGTCCTCCCGCCGCTGCACCTGCATGTGCTCGCGCATCGGCTTGAACGTCACCGACACCTGATCCAGGGTCCCGTCGCTGGCGAGCTCGCGGGCCTCCGCCGCGTTGGGCGTGTTGGAGAACCGGGCCTGGATCCACGCGCCGTCCGGGCGGTCCTCGACGGTGGACGCGTGCCCGACCAGGGGCCCCTGATGCCCGTGCCAGAGCTTGACCCGGGACGGTGCGTTCGCGGCCCGCTCGAACGTCTTCGGCGCGAACGACTCCCACAGCTTCGCGTCGAGCTGCACCTCGACGTCGTACGGCGCGGCCCGCATCAGGATGGTTCCGGCCTCGGCGTCCAGGTGCTCGATGGTGGCCTCCCGCCGCTGCTCGGCCAGCCACCCCGCCGGCACCTCGAGGACGGTCATTCCTCGGCCGCCTTCTTGGTCGCCTTCTTCGTGGTCTTCTTCGCGGTGGTCTTCTTCGCCGGCCCCGGTTTCAGCTCCTCGACCGGCCGAGGTGCCAGCGCCAACTTGGCCGGCGGCCGCAACGGGTTCCGTGGTGCCTTGCGTTCCATCTCGTCTCCTCCTCGAATCACCGGACCGGTAGTCGGTCGCTTCAACCCCGCCACGGCTGCAACCGCAATCGACGCTCCGGCTGCGGCTCCTCCTCGATCACGAACTCCTCGAGCTCGGGCGGCACCGGCTCAGGTTCCGGCTCCGGCAGCGGCGGCAGCCCCTCGAGCTCCCGCACCTCATCGACCGTCAAGATCCCCGCCGCGATGGCCGCCGCGTACGCCTCGTACCGCTCCCGCGGCTCGGCGCGGGTGAACGCATCGAAGTCGACCTTGACGCCCTGGGTGCCCGGCAACAACGCGGACAGCACGTCCTGGAACGCGGCCACCCACAACCCGATCCCGAGCATCGAGTGCTGCCGGAAGTAGTCGCGGATGTTGGCGTACGTCGCCGACCCGGTCAGCGACACCCCGAGCACCTCCGGGCTGATCGAGAACGCGTAGGCGACGTCGGCGATGTTGAGCTTCTGCACCTCACCCAGCAGCGCATCGATCGGCGCCAGGTTGATCGGCGTGAACGACACCGTCGAGGACAGCACCGCGATACTCCGGCGGTCACCGCCGTGATGCCGCAGCCACTTCGCCCGCAGGTCGTTCGCCTCCTCCTCCTGCAACCCCGGGGTGAGCACCGACAGGTACCCGTTGGGCACCCCGGACCGGAACTGCCCCGAGGTGTAGGACTGGATCTGCCCGGCCAGCCGGAACGCGGACGGGCAGGCCTCGAACACCCCCGGCGTGTGCCCGTCGACGTCGGTCTCCGCGTGCGGGTTCCGCAGCGTCACGATCCGGTACCGCACCGGCCCCAGTCGCAGGTACCCGTCGCGGGAGAACACCGCCCGCGGGCTGCCGCTGGGTGCGTCCAGCGCCCACACCAACGCCCCACCGGCGTCCCGCTCGGTGGAGAGCAGATGCGGGTTGACCAACCTCATACTGCCGGCCAACGGCTGCCCGGTCTCATCCTCCTGACACAGGAACGCACCCACCCCCCACCACAACGCCGACCGCAGGAACGACGCCCAGAACTCGCTCCGTGGCAGCTTCGCCGCGTAGGGCCACACGTCCGCCGGGAACCGGCTGTCCGGCCGCAGCAGCATCGGGTCGGTCAACCACCGCGGCGTCCCCAACGGCTTCCCACCGAACCCGAGCTCGGCCACCTTCAACGGCGACTGCGCGATCGGGTCCACGATCAACGCCGTCGCCCGCAACACCGCCGGCAACCCGGCCGCCTGCCCGTGCGACCACGGCCCGTTCGGCCCGATCGGATACGCGCCGCCACCGCTATCGAGGCCCATCCACCAGATGTGCGGCGGCTGATCCGAAGGGTTGATCCCCGGCCCGTCGTACGACGACGCCCACGAGTCGGGGCCATCAACCAGCATGTTCCCGCTGGTCCTGGCGTATCGGCCACGGTTTTCGACACGACGCCCATAGGGCCGGATCGGGCGCTGAGGAGTCGGCATCGGAGATCCCTTGACGCTGGGGAATTCGGAAGCCTTGACCCTGGCCTAGGTGACAGGCTAACGCCGGTTGTAGGCCTCCAGATAGTCAGCGGCTGCCCGCAGCAGCGTCGGCGAGTTGTTCAGGTACCCAATCGCCACGTTGTGGTTGCTGTGCAAGTAGCCGCGTACGCACTTCCCGCACGAGCGTGAACCCGGGCAGCACTCGTGATCGTGGTCCACGGCGGCCGCGTTCAAACCCTGGCTGTATCGCTTACTTGCACAGCAGCGTATCCCTCAGAAGATCCGCGGCGCATCCACGAACACCCGCGCCTCAACCGCCGCCCAGGCCGCGGCCTTGACCGCGTCGGCCCGGCCGTGCGAGCGAACCCGCGGACCGTCCGCACCCGACACGGTCCGCAACGTCAACACCTGGGCCGCCAGCTCCGGCGACCCGTCGTGCATCAGCGCACCCTCATCGGCCAGCCGCCGCAGCTCCACCACCGCACCCCGCGCCGTCCCGCTCACAGGCCGGATCGCCACGCCGGCGAACGCCGGGTCGCTGCCCAGCGACTTGCCCACCAGAACCGTACGCACCCCCGCCACCGCGGCAGCCGCCTCCGCGACCGAACCGAGCATGTGCACCGAGACCCCCACCCGCCCCCCGACCCGCTCCGCGAACGCGACCGACACCCCGTCGGAGAACCACGCCTCCACCCCCGCCACCACCGGCGAGGACTCGGCCACATGCCCACCGAGCTCGGCCCACTCCTCCGCCGTGAACACCGGCAGCCCCGGCTCACTACGACCGTGCGCGACATCGACCCACTGGTTCAGGTAGTTCTGCCGGATCTCCAGCTCCTCGAGCTTCCCGAGCTTGTCCAGGATCTCGGCCTCCCGCCGCGACGACCAGATCGGCGACGCCGCCCGCCACGCGTCACGGTCCGCAACCCCGCACGACCCCGCAGCCGACCACTCCATCAGCAGCGTGTTCACCGGATCCGTCAGCGAATCCAACGCCTGCCGCCGGTAGGACCCGAACAGATCCGACCTCGAGTCACCCGCCGTCGAGATCAACAGCAGCTGCGGGGACGCCGACTCCGACAGCGCCGGGTCCGCCGCCTCCACCACAGCCCGGCGAATCATCCATCCCTCATCCGCCACCATCATCGACAGACTGAACCCCACGCCCACCCCATCGACCGCAGCCGCGATCAACCAGCGACCACCCTCCGGGGACTCCACCAGCTGCTCGCCATTCGCCCACCGCACATGCCAGTCCTGGCCCTTCGCCCACCGGGCAGCCGGCCGCCACACCTCGGTCGCCGTCGGCAGCTTGTGCGCGATGTGAATCACCGTCTGGTCCTCGCCACCGAACAGGTCACGGTGCTGAATCCGCCACAGCACCAACGCCCGAACCAGCCAGGACTTCCCCACTTGCCTCGCCATCGTCAGCAGCGCATTCCTCCACACCAGCCGCCCCTGGTCGTCGTGCTCGAGCAGCCGATACGCCGCCAGCCGCTGCCACCACCGCAGTCCTTCGGTGTTCCGCGGATGCATCCCGGGATGGTCATCCGCCCAGGTGCAGAACGCTGACCCGTAGCTGCCGACCGCGTGCGGGTGCCGGGCGGTCGAGTAGCGCGGCGGCGTCGCATCGGCCGGGACCTCGGCGAACCCGGCGAGCCACGGCATGGATCCCGTAAGAGCAGTCCAGTCGCTGTCCGGTTCCTCCGACTCGGGTGCCTTCCAGAGAGAGAGCGACGAAACGGCGGCGAATTCGGTGGCCGGGTGGCCTCCAAGAAACGAATGAGCCCGCATCATCGCGCCTTCGCGGCGTGCCTTGGCGATGACGGTGGCTTGGCCGGTCTTGTTGGAGCAGCGGCGGTGTTCGAGCTGCCAGTTGCTGGGTTCCCAGGTGAGGTCGGGGCGGATGGATCGGGGGATGCGGTGTCCGATGATCCATTGGTCGGTGGTGTGGATGGTTCGGTGGCACTGTGCGCAGGGGGTGGGGATGAGGGGTGCGAGGGTGGCGCGTGCTTGGACGACTGCTTGACCGGACCAGGCCTTCATGCCACTACTCCCATCGGTGGGTCGGGGTGGATGGTGTGGCCGCAGCGGGCGCAGGGCATGGGGAGGAGGAGGGCCCAGTGGGCGCGTTCTTGGGCGACGGCTCGTCCTCCTCGAGCTGGTCGCTGACTTCCTCCATGGTGGTCCTGAGTGGGAGCGGTTCGTCAAGGTGCTCGCGGACGCCTGCCAGCGCCGGCGGCGTGGTCGCGGGCCGGATCGTCATGGGTTGGCCGCAGCGGGTGCAGTAGCCGAACCGTCCGGACTGCTTGTGCCCGCAGCTGGGGCACGGGGTCCGAACGACGCCGGCGATGCCGTCGACGGGTGGGCCGACGGGGTCCCAGAGGTTGCCGCAGGCGGGGCAGTAGGTGGGTGGGTGGTTGGCTCGGCCGGGTTGGCCGCAGTGGCGGCACTCCTGGGGGATGTGGATCTGGTTGGCGATGGGGTTCGTGCGTTGGTCGTGGATGTAGGCGCCGACGTGGTGGGCGAAGCTCTCCAGGGCGGGCCAGTCGTTGCGGTGGAGCAGGTAGGCCTTGTCGGGTGGTGACCAGCGTGCGGGTTCGAGCATGCGGATTTTGTCGTTGAGCTCGATGGGGATGTGGACCTGGACGAGGTCGGGTGCGGTGGGGTGGTTGGTGGTTCTGATGATGGATGTCATGGGAGTGAGGGGGTTTCTCGCGCGTTACGGTCTGCACTCACTCGCTCAGCGCAATTGGAAGTTCCCCACCAGTGGTGACGGTGAGTTGAGAGACCTCCGTAACCACTGCTAGTGGAGTGGAGTGGAGAGGTCCGCGCGCGCGCGCGTGGGACAAACGCGTTGCGGCGTGGTTGTGACAAACGCGTTAGTAACGGCGTGAGTAACGCGTCTCGTGGGTGGTTCATGGATCCTCCCCTCGTGGTCGGTTCCGCCAGTTGGCCTGTCGTGCGCGGGCCTGTTTGCGGCCCTTCTCGACGGTGCTGCGGGAGGCGTTCCAGTCGAGGAAGTCGTGGATCTGGTAGCCGGCCCCGTTGGTGGTCCACAGGCCTTTGGTGAGGAGCTCCTCGAGGGCGGTTCGGCGGTATCGCGGGACCAGGCGGGGGACCTCGGTGGCGTCGATGCGGCCGTCGGTGAGGAACCGGTTGCAGTGGATGATGGCGGCGGTTTGGAGGCGGAAGGCGCCGTCGGTGAGGGCCCAGAGCTTGGGATGGTCGGCGTACCCGTCGTCGAACCGTGTGAAGGGCATCAGCTGAACCTTCCGGCGGGGTCTGGGACGTCCTGGACGCGGCGTGGCTGGTCGTCGCGGAGTGCTTCGGCGAGGCACTCGGGATGCACGGCCTCCCCCTGGAGTCCGGGGCCTCTCCAGTCGGCGCAGAGGCCGCAGAGGAGGTACTCGTAGCCGAGGTCGAAGGGGCCTAGAGGGATGGCTTTGAGGCCGTGTTTTCGGGCGGTGGTGAGGTCGTTGGCGACCATGTTGGCTGCGTGAGGGGTGCATCCGAGCTCCTCGATGAGGGTGGCCATCAGCCAGGCTTTGGTGACCTGGTCGGGTGGGTAGTCGCGTGGGTGGCCGGAGCCGGTCCTCGTGGTCGTGGTGGGGGTGAGGTAGCCGGCGGTGGTCCAGTGTTGGATCTGGCGGAGGGTGAGGCCGGTGAGGTGGGCGAGGGTGGGGCCGCTGGTCATGGGGCCTCCCCGGTGGCAGCGACCATGCTGCGGATCTGGGCGGCGGAGACGATGAGCCGACGTCCATGGCCGGTGGCGTCGGTGACGGTGCGGGCGGGTCGGAGGAGCTCGTCGTGGAGGTCGCGGACGGCGCGGGCGTTGCGGGCGCTGACCTGGCGGCGGCCGAGCTGGAGGGCGTGGGTCTGCTTGCCGAGGCGGCGGGCGATCTCGGTGCGTCTGTAGCCGGTGTCGAGGAGCTCGGTGATGCGCTGCCAGGTGAGGGTGGCGTCGACGTAGGTGCCGTCGGGTGCCTCGAGGGGGTCGTAGGCGATGGCGGCGATCGCGGCCGCGGTGGTGGTGCGGATTCGGGTCAGCGGTGGGTTGCCGCGGCCAGGGTCGTGGCGGCGGCCGATGCGGATGTCGCGGACCGTCTTGCGTTGGATGCCGGCGAGGGTGGCAATGGTGCGGTCGCCGTAGCCGAGGTCGTGCAGCGACAGGATCCGCTGTTGGGTCTCCTCGATGGGCACGAAGGGTTGCCAGCGGCCGTAGGCGATGAGCCGGTTGCGGCGGTCGTCGTACTCCGCGCGGGCGAGGGCGCAGGTGTAGCAGCGGCAGCCGTCGAGCCGGTAGCGGGCGTAGCCGTGGTCGCGTGGCATCGGCTCAGTGATGGTTGGTGGCGAGGGCCTCGAGCAGGATCCGGGCCCGGTCGGAGTCGAGGGACCAGAAGCTGTCGTTCAGGTCGCCGGTGACCATCGACCGGGCGAGCCGCCACGTGGCCTTCTCGCCGGAGGACATGTAGCCGATCTCCTTCTCGAAGGCGTCCTCGTCGAAGACGTCGAGGTAGGCGCGGTCGTGCTCGTGGGCCACGAGCGGATGGTTCGGGTACAGGGCGTCGACGCGGATCAGGTAGTCGACGGCGGCCTGGTGGGGGAGGCTTCCTCGGGCCCACATCATGAGGCCGGCGTGCAGCTGCTCGAGGTCAGTCGTGGTGTCGGGCATCGGTGTGCTCCTGGTCGTGGGTGGGGTCGATGGGGCGAACCTGGATGTGTGCGCCGGTGGGGCCGTTGGCGTACCGCTTCTCGACGACTAGGCGGGCGACCTGAGAATCGTCGCCCCAGATGCGTGCCTCGGTCAGCGCGTCCTCGGTGGAGCGGATCAGCTTCGACAGGTCCGGGATCTTGTCGACGTACGTCGGGGCGTTGGGCTTGAGCTCGTGGGCTCTGGCTCCCGTCCGGTAGTGGTAGCGGGGCCTGGGCATGTGGAAGGTGATAGCCAGTTCGACGGGTCCGAGGATGGCCTTCCATCCGACGTACGCCGTGGCGTCGAGGGCGGCGGCCTTGACGTCTTGTCGCCAGGGCCTGACCCGCTTGCTGTTCTCGGCCAGGACGGCGCGGCCGTTGACCACGAAGGCGCGTTTGGAGCCTTGAGGTGCGGGAGTGCCGACAACGTTGATGGTCAGGGTCATGGGCCGGCCTCCGCCTCGGCCTCGGCGCGTGCCGCGCGCACCCGGGCCAGGGTCTCCCGCACCTCGAGGGCGAGGGGCCGCACCGCAGACCCCTGCTGATGCAGCAGGGCCCGCCAGGTGTCGAGGGCGAGCTCGATCAGGTCCATGTCGAGGTCGGTGAGCCCGTGGGTGGTCACGGCGGGTCCTCGAGCTCGAGCTGGTCGGGGTCACTGTTGCCGGCGGTGGCCTCGAGGTCGGTGAACGCGATCGGTGCCCTGCCGGTGCGGGCCTGGACGGCCGTCTGGACGGCGTCGCGGACCGCGGCGCCGACGTCCTCGACCAGGCCGAGGGGTTCGATGCGGCGGACCCGGATGACGGGGATGTGGTCGTCGGTGTCGGTGTCGACGATGGTGCGTTGGGTGTCGAACCAGACGACGGCGATGCGGACGGCGCGGGGGTCGTCGACGAGGTCGGCGGCGATCTGGTCGACCCCTTTGGTTTCGTAGTCGCCGGGGAGTTTGGAGGAGAGCTTGACCAGGGCGCTCATGCGTTGGTCCAGCCGGCGGGCTCGAGGTCGAGCACGTAGACCTGCTCGAGGAAGGATGCGCGGAGGATCTGGTGGGCGAGGTCGCTCTCTCCCATGACGAGGAGCTCGACGGCTTGGCGTATGCCGCGGCGGCGGATGCGTGCCGCTTCCTGTTCGGCGACGCTGGCGATGGTGGTATCGGTCATCGGCTCCTCCTCGTGGGGTTGTCGGCGTGGGCGTAGGTGTCGGCCAGGTTCTGGGCGGCTTCGAGGAGGTCGGCGACGCGGAGCATGACTAGGTCGAGGTCGGTGGGGTCGGGGTGTTCGGGGTCGTCGAGGTCG